CCGCTGGGAAAGCTAACATCCCAAATCTTGCCTAACCCATTGTAAAGGATTACAAATCATGGCTACCTATACTTCATACGACCAAGTCGGCCTCAAAGAGTCAGTTGCTGACATCATCACTGATATTACTCCATTTGACACCCCTGCGTTCAGCATGTTCAAGAGCGAGAAAGTCACTGCCCGCACGTTTAGCTGGCTTGAGGACTCACTTGCTGCTGCTGGTGTAAACGCAGCAGTCGAAGGCGCGGACGCTTCAATGGCGACCCTCACAGACGCCGTAGAGCGCACCAACAACACGCAGATCATTGAGAAGGCCTTTCAGGTCTCCGCAACTGCGGATGCTGTTTCGACTTATGGCCGTGCCAAGGAAACAGCGCACCAACTTGCCAAGAAGCTGAAAGAAATCAAGCGTGACGCAGAGTACGCTATGGTTGGCGTGAATCAGGCTGCTGTAGCAGGTTCTGCATCTGCTGGCCGTAAGATGGCATCTGTACTTACCCAGATTACTACTGCTGTAGACGCTGGTTCTAATGCAAATGATGCCTTGACTGAAGCCAAGCTGCTTGATGCTGGTCAGACTGCCTACAATAATGGTTCTGACGTTGACACCTTCATGATCAAGCCCGGAGATGCACAAATCGTTGCAGGTTTCTCTGCATCCTCTGGCCGTAACCGCGAGATTTCCCAAGGTAAGACATTGGTCAATGCTATCGACCTGTACGTGTCCCCATATGGCGAATACCGCGTGGTTTTGAACCGCCACTTGAAAGTGGACCATGCTCTGCTGATTGACCCAACGATGTTCAAGGTATGCACACTGCGTCCCTTCACACGTACACTGTTGGCTAAAACAGGTGACAGCGATAAGCACCACATCGTTGGCGAGATGTCTGTCAAGCACACCAACTTTGCGGACTCCGTGAAGATCACTGGCTTGTCCTAAACCATAGAGGCTTAGGCCTTACATCATAGGCCTCAGTCTTTACTGGCCCACCCAAGTTCCACACAGGTTTGCTCTCCTGCTTGTGTGGTCCTTGGGTGGGCCTTTTTGATTCAAAGGGAGCACTTTTGTGACCACCAAACAACCAGAAATACAGCAATCCAACACCGACTTCTTGTTCGAGACAGGTACGCTGATCCGCAAGCACACCCAAGACATCACACAGGCATTTCTAGATGACCTCGCTGACGCTCGGAACGAGAGTTCCTCGAAGCCAACTGGCGATTTTCAACGCATTGCCTCTATTCCCACAGTTGTTGCTGAGAAGTGGCTTCGTGAGGGCTTTGACCTATGGCAGGCCAATGGCGCTGAGATTGTAAAGAAGCTGCAATCTGAAGACCTTGGTATGTTTATGGCAACCACCAAAAGGATTTAAGCACAATGAACAAAGGTGAACTCCGGGCGCACATGAAAGCCCTCCTAAACCGTAGCGACTGCACAGATGCCTTGGCCGACACCTTCATTGATCAGGCAATTGGCCGCATCCAAAGAACACTCCGCATTCCTATCATGGAGAAGCAGAACACATACGCCATAAGCAATGCTGCTGGTGCTCCTAGCGTTGCCCTCCCCTCAGACATGCTTGAGCTAATCGACATCTACATTGGGGGTGTGGCGCTAGTGCGTATTCCTATGCATGAGATGCAAGAGGCCCATCAGACAGGCCAAGTGGGCACACCACGCTACTTCTGCCGCCAACAGGGTGCAATCCTCATCCACCCCAAACCAAGCAGCGGCACTCTATACCTCAGCTACTACGGAGAGTTTGATGCCCTAGTGAACGACAGTGACAGCACGCCACTCACGATATTGGCCACTGACGCTATCACTTACACTGCGCTGGGCTATGCCTCTGACTTCTTCTTAGATGAACGGGGTCAGCTATTTGATGGCAAGGCCGCACTGTTTCTCGCTGAGATACAAGAGCAGGCAGATACTGCTGAACAGTCTGGGGGCACCCAAGTTATGCGCCCCACCCACCTCTACGATAATGATTAAAGGAGGCCCCAGATGGCTATTAAGACAAGTTTCTATAGTGGTACTGGTGCTACCGCAGAAGAGCAGTACATGGTTCAACAGGAGGTTGCCGCAGCCGCAGCTAGTGCCATTTCTGCGGATAGCTCTAAAGTGGCCGCTGCGTCCTCTGCGACGGCTGCTGCTGCAAGTGCCTCTGCCTCTGCTGATAGTGCGGTTGATGCTACCAACAATGGTGCTGCTCAAGTAGCCCTAGCTGAAACAGCAAAGACAGCATCTGAACTAGCTGAGACTAACGCAGAGACCGCTGAGAGCAATGCAGCTACTTCGGCTACCAACGCAGCCACGTCTGCGACTACAGCCTCCACGGGGGCTTCTACAGCCACTACGAAGGCTGGCATAGCTACGACTAAAGCTGGGGAAGCATCCACATCTGCAAGTAATGCAGCCTCAAGTGCATCATCAGCACAGGCATCTAAGGATGCTGCTTTGGCTGCTTTGGATTCCTTTGATGACCGTTACCTTGGTTCAAAGGCTACTGCCCCTACCCTAGATAACGATGGGGCTGCTCTGTTAGAAGGTGCGATTTACTGGAATAGTACAAGTAAGGGTCTACTTATTTGGGATGGTGCAGCTTGGCGTGTAGCAGTATTTGATACCGCAGGAGCTATGTTTGGTGTAAACAATCTATCTGATCTGGCTGATGTTGCGGTTTCCCGCACTAATCTCGGTGTTGCAATCGGCACTGACGTACAAGCGTACTCAGCGGTTCTAGCAGGAACAACTGCTTCTTTCTTAACCGCTGACAATACTAAACTTGATGGCATCGAAGCTGGAGCCAAAGCAGACCAGTCATTTGACCAGCTACTAAACAAGACCTCTGGCACAGGGGAATATTCCACAAATGGACACCTTGCGTCTGGACGTGGCAGTGGCGGCGTTGCCATGACGATTAACGACGGCTACGGCAACGCTAACCTTACATTTAACCATAAGAACGGTGTACCCGAACAGGTAGGTAACGTCGCCCGCATTGCAGTCAACACAGACGATACCTCGAACAACGGTATGTCTTTTCAGCTAGGTACTGCTGTTACCGCTGGTGTGGCCCTCGCTGCTTCAGAGGAAATGAAGCTGCTATCTACAGGTCTAAACGTCACCAACAACATCACCCTTGGTGGCACAGTAGATGGACGTGATATAGCTACTGACGGTACAAAGCTGGACGGCATCGAAACTGGAGCAAACGTAACGGACACCGCTAATGTTACCGCTGCGGGTGCGCTGATGAAGACTGGTGGCACCATGACAGGTAACCTTAACGCCACTACTACTCTTAAAGCCATAGATATACGGGCATACGGAGGCCAACAGCTTGTAATCAGCGCAGGTGAATCTCACACAGTGGCCACGGGCCAAACAAGTGAGTTTGTATACATCAATGCAGAGGCTGGCTTGCAGGTAAACAGCAGCCCTAATAATTGGACCTCTGGATGGGGTGGTCGACATACTACTACAATCTGTGATTCTAGTGGCAACAGTAGTTTTCCGGGTGACCTGACACTCACTGGCACAGTTGATGGTCGTAACGTAGCAGCAGACGGCACAAAGTTAGACGGCGTTGAAACTGGTGCAACTGCTGACCAAACTGCTGCTCAACTCTTAGCGAAGATAAAGACTGTAGACGTAAACGGGTCCGGTGGCATTAACGCAGGACGGCTTGACGGACACTCACTCACCGCTGCACCAACGGCCAGCACAGTGGTTGAGCGTACTGGGACTGGCGATATTCAAGCACGTCTGTTCCGCAGCACATATTCCAACACAAACGCCAATACCGTATACTTTATGACTCAGGTAAACCAAGGCGGTGACAACTTCTTGCGGCCGTCAACATTGGCACAAGTTAGGACTAAGGTTGTCGCTGGCGCAGCCGCTGGCCACGTTGGGTCTTACGTGTGGGGCTTGCGAAACGTTACCAACACCTTCGTCAGTTTTGGCACAAACTATGCGGGTTCTCAGCTTAGACCTGCTGGTATTACTGCTACGGCTTGGGGTGTAAGCTCAAACAACTTCACATTTGACGATGAAGGCGGCGATATATCTCTTGGTCCAGGAACTGGCAGAGCCGTAATGGGTGGCACTTGGAGATGTATGGGACAAACATCAAACTCCCCAGGGCCAACTACTGGATACGACCGCCCAAGCACACTATTCTTAAGGATTTCATAAATGAACTATCGCAACGCAAAATACGTCACGGAAACAATCATCGACTGTGAGATAGAACACGAAGACTACGGTTGGATTCCTTACAGCCTCGACCCAACCGACGAAGACATGACGGTCAACAACGATGATCTTCTGGCTGCTATGGAGGCTGCGGGTGATGTCGCAGCCTACGTTCCCCCTACTCAAGCTGAACTGGACGCAACACTGTCTGAGCAGCTTCGAGGGGAACGTGACGGCCTCTTGGCTGAAGTTGACGCCATCGCTGGTAATGCCCTTCGCTGGGCTACGCTGTCAGCAGAGCAGCAAGCACCTTGGGCAACCTACCGACAGGCGTTGCTTGACGTGCCCCAGCAGACTGGCTTCCCGCATGATGTAACGTGGCCCACCACTAACCCTTCGGAGTAACCCCTGATGACAAAAGACGACTGGCACTTATCCAAGAGTGTCCCAGCTACCCTTATCCTCGGCCTAGTAACGCAAGGGGCTGCTATTGTCTGGACTGTGTCCATGATGATGGGGGACATCGACCGCAACACTCAGACGCTTACATCGTTTGATAGTCGGGTCACTAAAGTTGAAGATATGGTTCAACAGCAGGCTGTCTCTATGGCCCGCATTGACGCAAACATAGAAGCTATCCGTGCCTCTGTAGAGATCATGGCCGGACGCTAACAACAGAAAGACCACACACATGAAGTTAGACCCAATTGGCGGTATCGTCGAAGGTCTTGCTCTAGGTCTAGACGAACTATTCACATCAGAAGAAGAGCGGGCAGCAGCTAAGTTAAAGCTAATGACTATGATGCAGCAGCCCCACATCCTCCAAGCAGTCGCAAACATCGAAGGTGCCAAGCATCGCTCAGTGTTCGTGGCTGGCTGGCGTCCAGCTATTGGCTGGGTGGCCGCTCTTGGTTTGGCATATGAATACCTCGTCTTACCCTTCGCAAGCCTAATCAATGCTTATGCGGAACTCCCCGCAGACCTCCCCAACCTCCAGAGTGAGCAGCTTATGTCTCTCGTTCTGGCGCTACTTGGGCTTGGTGGTATGCGGACGTTCGAGAAGTACACGGGAGTAGCCAAGTGAGACAAAACTTTCCTAAGAGCCTAGCGATGCTTTTGGAACATGAAGGTGGCTACGTGAACCATCCGAAAGACCCCGGTGGTGCCACGAACTTAGGCATCACCAAGCGCGTCTACGAGAGCTGGATTGGACATTCGGTGTCTATTGAGATCATGCGTAACCTCAAGGTGCACCAAGCAGCACCAATCTATGAGACCAACTACTGGTCCAAGGTGAAGGCTGATGTGCTCCCCAGTGGCGTGGACTTCTGTGTGTTTGACTTAGCGGTTAACGCAGGTGCAGGTAGGGCTGCTAGGATGCTTCAGAGAGTGGTGGGGGTGAAGGCTGATGGTGCTATTGGTCCTATGACCTTAGCTGCTGTGGCCGCTATGGAACCGACCACCATCATCAACCAATACACAGCTAGACGTGAAGCATTCTATCGCCGCCTGCGTACCTTCAGTACGTTTGGGCGCGGCTGGCTCCACAGAAACAAAAAAACACAGATCGCTGCTCTCGCAATGGCAAGCAATCATAAGTAATCCCTGCCAGCCCACCCGTTGGTAGTCGCGTAGTCTGGGGGCGACTAGGGAACCCCAGACCTTTGAAAAGGAGGTGATCCAATTGTACAATGGAGCTATTCCTAACAACAGATTCAACAATGGATGGGTTGTTGGTCGCCTAAACTGAGAGGTCTAAGGCGACCTAACTTAACGCAGGTCTGGACTATAAGCTAATTCAGCTACGTCCCGATCTGTGTTTTTTGGACATTAAGACTGCTAGTTTAGGCAAGTCTCTGACGTAATACCCTATGTAACACCAGAACATAAAGTGAACGTCAGTGATTAGCCCTTGCCCTGTTGCTCAATTGAGCGCAATGATTCTTGTGATACTTCGGTATCTAGGGGGAGCTCGAAGAATCTGCTCGACGGAATCGCCTGCTCCCCCGACACTTATCCTTGCATCACATCATTGCGTTAGTTCCCTCCACGACACAGGAAACAACGGCTCGACGATTGCCTTGATCTGCTGCGCTACGTTAGCTGTCTCAGCTTGGCTGTCGCCCCATGAGCGCGTGTTGTAGAGTGATGCCCAAGCGTAGAGATTGCCGCTCCACACGAACTCGGTGTACATGGACTGCGGCAGTATCATACGGGCTTGCTCAGGGGCTACACCATCGTGGATCATCTGGTCGTATAGGTCTAAGACTTGGTTCATCGTTGAGTCAATCCACATAGGCGGCTGACATACACCAGATGAGCCTTGCTTCTTATCCTCAGAGCGCCCACGCCATACGTCTGGGCTATAGAACTCTGGCGTACTATCAACGTACCGACGAGACACCTCCGACCAAGGGTTAAACCCTGCGGTGTGCTTCTGTAGCTGACGGGCGACAAACAGAGGCACCTTGAAGTGCATCTTGATCTGACCACCGTTAGCAAATGGCACCCAGTGGCTAGGCATACGCTTAACGTGGTTTAGGATGCCTTTTAGCGCCTCTACTTCGTGATCTTTTGCCTCGCACCCAATACTGTCTGATACGTGTACTACGTCATCTACAAGGCCATTCCAGTCCTGCGTGGTGCACCCACGGGCCAAGAACTTGATGAGGTGTTTGTCTTTGGGTTTAAGCACGTTTACCCCACAAAACTCAGGGCAGTCATAAGACACGTCCCACTCGCTCTGACCTGAGAATGACACCCGTGCTGCATTAACTACTGCAAGGTCGTCACCCATGTGCCCTCTGTAACTTACCTTCATTTTGTTTCCTCTTGTTTCATTAGACTGGCCCTTTGACTGCACAAACCTCATATATGCCCTCTGGTGTTTCTAGTGATGACAGCAGATCAAGTAGCTGCTGGTATCCCATGATCAGCAGGGCATACTCTTGTAGGTCTTCTGCAAACTGTCGGATGTAGACTGTACCATCGTCCTGTAGGTACATCTCTACATCCTCATGTTCGGAGCCATAGTCCAAGGAAACTACCTTCCTGTGGTCGCTTTCGCGTTCAACGGTAAACATTGGTCTAAAGCTCCTTTTATCGTCATTCGCATGACCTGATGATTTGACCTGTGTCCTCATCGAACTTGAGTTCACACGCACCACCACCCTCTTCAATTTGGCCTTCTTCAGTAGCTGTAAGCACTGATCCGGTTACATCGTTGGGGCGGTATGTTGTGCAGCCTTTGCAGCCAGTGTCGTAGGCTTCCATGTACACAGCCTTGAAGTCATCGAAGTTGATGTCCTCTGGCACGTTGACTGTCTTGGAGATGCTACTGTCTACCCAGCGCTGGGCTGCTGCTTGCATTCGAACGTGAGCATTTGGGCTCAGTGTCTGTGCAGTGACAAAGCTGGCGGGTAGGGGCTTACTTGGGTGGTCCTGCTTGTACTTGGTTACAGCATAGTCCTCGACCACCTCAGTGATCTTGGAGCCATCCTTCTGTAGTACCTTGCGTTCGTAGGCGAGGGCGAAGATAGGTTCGATCCCAGATGACACATTGCCCGCGTAGAGGCTGATCGTTCCAGTTGGTGCAATGGATGTGAGGAGGGCGTTACGAATGCCAAACTCACGCACTTGGGAACGAATGCTCTCAGGCATCTGCATCATGTTACCAGTGGCCAAGAACTTCTCGACATCCAGCAAAGGGAAGCTGCCCTTTTCTTTGGCGAGATCAATTGATGCTTGGTAAGCTGCAACAGAGATGCGCTTCATCACGTTGTCTGTCCACGCCACACCCTCATCAGAGCCATACACGATGCCACCCAGAGCCATTGCGTCTGCTAGGGCTGTAACACCCAGACCAATGCGGCGCTTGTTCTCAGCTTCGAGTTTCTGTGCGGGCAATGGGAACTTGGATACATCAACAACATTGTCCATCATCCGAACGGCAGTAGCGACCGTCTGGTCTAGCAGATCATAGTTGACAGTGTAGTCAGGGTTGAGAACCGTAGCCAGATTGATCGACCCAAGCAAACACGCGCCGTAAGGTGGCAACGGCTGCTCACCACACGGGTTGGTGCAAGCGATGGTCTCACAGTAATTCAAGTTGTTCATGGCGTTGATCCGGTCGATAAAAATCACACCCGGTTCGGCATAAGCATACGTGCTGTGCATGATCTTGTCCCACAGAGTGCGGGCTTGGATCGTCTTGTAGACCTTACCTTCGAACTTGAGGTCAAAGCTGTCGTTGGACTTTACTGCGGTCATGAAAGCGTCAGTTACCAGTACCGACATATTGAACATACGCAGCCGCAGCGGGTCACGCTTAGCTTCGATGAACTTCTCGACGTCAGGGTGGTCGCAGCGCATCGTCGCCATCATTGCACCACGACGTGTACCTGCGGACATGATTGTCTTACAGGAGGCATCCCACACGTCCATGAAGGAAAGCGGGCCAGAGCTATCAGAAGCCACACCTTTGACCTCAGCGCCTTGTGGACGCAGGGTACTAAAGTCGTAGCCGATACCACCGCCTTGTTGCATGGTCAGGACAGCTTCCTTGAGCCCGTCAAAGATGCCACCAAGGCTGTCTTCTACAGTGCCCATAACGAAGCAGTTGAACAGTGTGACGTTTCGGTCCCCAGTGCCTGCACCTGCGTTGATGCGGCCAGCAGGTAGGAACTTGAATGACTCCAGCGCATCCTCGAACACCCTAGACCAATGCTCAGGGTTTTCTTCTTTGGCAGCGAGTGCGTTAGCGATGCGTGACCATGTGTCGTGAACTGTAAGGTCAACTGGTGTGCCATCATACTTCTTGAGGCGGTACTTCATGTCCCACATTTGTTCAGCGATGGGAGAGCGGAATATGTTGGAGGTAGTTTTCTTAGTCATTACGTGTCGTCCTCGGTTATCTTTTCTATGCGCAACTCGCAGTAGCGGATTGTTTTCTTTAGATCAGTGATTTCGGATTGTTCTTGGGTCATGCCCTCGTACAGCTTGTGCCCAGCGCGGGATGCGTACTTGATGATGTTGCCGCGCCAGAACTCAAAGCCATTCGCCATCACGTAGGTAATTGGCTCAATGACCCACTTAGAGTAGTGCTTGGGTGATGCGATCAGGTCTTCACTGTTCATCGTAAAGTTCCTCCATTTTCATGTGTTGGATGGTGGAAATTGTGAAGACCTGCGAATTTAAGCACTTCTTGGGTATTCGTGAGATCAGATTGGAGCGGGCCAGCTTTTGAACTGCTGCGTGAGCAGAGCCGCGTTTGTGCCCAGCAGATACCAAGTCAGAATAGATGAACTCAGTTCCTGCACCCCAGCTAATTAAGGTCTCAGTGACACCAAGTGCAGCAAATCCAAGCGACCTGTCTATCTTACGTGCCTTGGTCTTCTTTTGGATTCCAGCTTCAAACTCCAGCATACTTTGACCGAGGGCAAACTCTTGAAGTGGTGTCATCTTTTAGGCTCCCATAGTTTGACTGCCCCTACCTCATCATCCCAGTCAGTGTGGCGTAGGATGCGGGCAAGCCGCGCTTGGGTCAGCGCGTAGTCAGAAGTGAGGTTTTCTTTGGCGTAAGCGGCAACAACAGCATCCCAAGTTGGGCGTGGGCCCAGCACTTTGTCTGCTGTCTTTGGGCCAATCTTTGGACATCCAGCGTAGCCGTCAGTCATGTCGCCCATGAGTGCCTGCTTGAGGAAGAAGGCATCAGCTTCAGCTTCAGTGATCGTTAGGCGCTCGTTGCTCTGGGGTCTGTATAGGCGGCAAGGGATCGTCTTCATGTCCTTGTCGTCAGACACAATGATGCCCTTGGTGTCCGGCATGGAGCCTTGGATGCCCATGACATCGTCAGCTTCCAGTATGTCAACGAGGATGCTGTCATAGTGGCCCATAGCCCACTCTACGAGGGCAGCGTAGCCAAGGGGCTTTCGTGTCTTTTTGCGCCCGGCCTTGTACGTCGGGTCAACACCACGTCTGAAGTTCTCAGAGCCCGAAAAGATCACTACAGCGTCAGCAGCGTTCATCTCGTCTCTGAAGCGGTCAATCTGTGCATTGAAGGATCGCTTTGCTGCGCCAATGTCAGTTGTCAGGGACCATATGTCATTTCCCCAGTCTGTCTCTTGTTCTGCTGAGGATGCAGCACGGTATAGGTACAGGTCGCCATCAATCAGTAGTGTGTTCTGGCTGTAAGATTTCTTTAAGGACATTTTCGATTTCTCCTTTGACTTCTTTTCCGAGCTCAGTGATCAGCCAGCGCCGACCCCATGCTTCTTCGTCAATTTTGGTTGATATGAAGCCCTCAGAGGCTGCGATTGCTACGTGCAGGGCACCCTCACGCGCAAAGTCAGACTTCACGGTGAAGGGCCTGCGCCAAGAGCGGTCAAGGATGGTGTAGAGGCACACAAGGTTCTCTATGTAGTCATCAACCTCAGTGCGTCTCACTCCAAGATCGGCCCACGGAATACTCTGCGGCGATGGGGATTTTGATTCCGAGAGTAGCGCCTGCTTTGAGCGCCATTCTTCCAGCGATATTACCGACATCTTCGGCTATCTCCTTTGTTCGACATGCGACTTGTAATTCATCGTGAATCCAGCCCATGATGTGGGCATTATCGCCGTGTTGTTTCTTGATTTCGTCGTAGGTCAGCAGCACCCATTGCTTTGCAATTATTGCCCCAGCAGACTGTAGTAGCTGGCTGAGGACGCGGTGCTCTGAGCGCATGGTTAGCTTGCGGCCATCGACAGCGTTGATGTAGCCACGTGCGTATGCTTTCTTGAGGTTCTTTTTGAGCGTTGCGAACGCTGGCACCGCTTTGTCGTAGTCAGCTTTTAGTTGCTTTCCACGTGCAGGACCGCCGCCAGCAATGGCACCAATGAGAGCATCACCCCCGCCAAAAAGCGTAGCGTAAATCCACGTTTTCGCTTGGTCGCGCGTAGTCAACCCAGCTGCTTTCTGG